GTCAAATTACAGCTACAGGAAACATATTACCTGGTGCTAATGACACTTATGATTTGGGAGCTTCTGGTAACGTTTGGCAGAATATTTATACTGGAGATTTACATCTAAATAATGAGCACAAAATTGAAGGAAACATTGTAGATGGTTCAAAAGGGAGTTGGACTTTACAGGAGGGTGCTAAAGATATATACTTAATCAATAACAAATCTAATGAAAAATTTAGATTAAAGTTAGAAAAAATTTAAAGGAGATAGAATGGGTATTATTTCAAATGGAAATACTGTAATCGATAATGGCGCAATTGATGCAAATGAAGTCGACACTACTCAAATAAATAATGATGCTGTAACTGCTGATAAACTAGCGAACACTGCAGTAACTGCAGGATCTTATACAACTGCGGACATTACAGTTGATGCACAAGGAAGAGTTACTTCTGCATCTGATGGATCTGCCGGAGGTGGTGGATATGTTTTAACAAAATGGAACACAGGACCTTCAAGTGGTACGTATACTACAGGTGGAACAGCTTCAGCCTATCAAATATATTTGTGGGGCGGTGGCGGTGGTGCCGGTGGACCCAATCCTGTTCCAAGCCCCAATAGTGGAAGAGGTGGTAATGGTGGATCTGGTGGATTTGGATTTTTTACCGGGCCTTTAAGTGCTAGTACAGGATATCCGTTTGTTATTGGTGCTGGTGGATCAGGTGGTAATCAAGGATACGGATCTGGGCCAGGCGGTGCTGGAACTGCATCAACAATTTTTTCAAGAGCTGCTAACGGAGGAAATGGAGGAGGAGGAATCCCTAATCGTTATACTCCGGGTAGTGGTGGATCTAGTGGTGACGCTCCAGGATCGACAGTGCCAGGCATTCCAAGAAACGTATGGTTTGGTGCTACTGATAGAGCAAATATTAGTAATGGTGGCCAAGGTGAAACTCAAGGTCCGCCAACAGGACAATCAGGTGGTGTTGGTGCAATGATAGTTTGGGAGGCATAACATGGCATATTTAGTTTTTTCTACAGATGGATTATGTGCAAAAATTTGTGCAAACGATGAAGAAAAGAATAATTTAATTCTTCCTAATGAATCAAATTTTGTTATTAAATCTGTTTCAGAATCTGATTTTACTTTAGTAAAATCAAATCAAAAATGGGCTTCTTTATCTGGTGACACAATTAATTATACTGATGTCGATATAACATTTGCATCTTCAGCACAATTAAAAACTCATTTTGATATGCTTAAATCTTATTTGTCTCATATAGAAAATCACCCATCTCATCCTATACACGATGGTGTTGTTGCATACATAAGTTATTTAGATGGTGTAAATGTAGATTCAATTGTTCCAAATGCGGAAACTCCTTTAGAATGTTCATGGGAAAAATATTGTTTAGATAACTCAATCACATTTTACCATCCTTTACAAATAGTTTAATTGTAGTATAAAAACTAGATGGATCATCTAGATAAACTTAATACACTTAATAATTATATTAGGATTTATGATAATGTTTTACCTACAGCTACCTTAAATAAGTTTTTAAAAATTTGCGAAAACAATAAAAATTTTTTTTCTCCCGGAGGTATTGTCAGTGATACTGTTGAAGGAAGTGTGAACAAAAAAGTTAGAAACACTTTAGTTTGGGATTTAGCAAATAGTGAAGCAGAAGAATCCAAAACAAATGTTCATTGGTGTAATCTTTGGATATGTTTGTTTGGCAAATATCTTAAAAGATATGAAAAAGAAATTGAAGTAGACGTAAGGGCTAATATAAATACAATTCAAGTTTTAAAATATATGAATGAGGGTCACTACATGTTACATGTAGATCACGGTACAACAATACCAAGAACTTTAAGTTTTATTTTTTTTGTAAATGATGACTACGAAGGTGGTGAGTTATCATTTGCACTTCCTAATTTTTCAGGAATAAGCAATGTTGAAAAAAAGGCAAATAGAATGATTGTTTGGCCAAGTAATTTTTTATTTCCTCACGGAGTAAAACCGGTGGTTAAAGGTACAAGATATTCGGTGGTGGCATGGGCATTATAGGAAAAGACTTTAAATATAAAGTTATACCATCTTTTTTAAATGAAGATGTATTAGAAATTTTAAAAATATATTGTGAGATGAGGCACAGAACAAATATTACAAGTTTTGATGATATGCAAAGTGATACTATGGATACAAAATTTTATGGAGATCCTTTAATGGAATCTATTTTATTAAAAAAAATAACATTAATGGAAAAAGAATCAGGAAAAAATTTATTACCAACATATGCTTTTTGGAGAATGTATACAAAATTTTCAGATTTAAAAAAGCATAGTGACAGAGACTCTTGTGAAATTAGCGTAACCGTTAATGTTGGTAGTGATAAACCATGGCCAATTTATATGGAGGGAACTCCTGTAACTTTGGAACCAGGAGATGCTGTAATGTATTTAGGTTGTGAATTAGAGCATTGGAGAGAAGAATATGATGGGGATTGGTGTGCACAATTTTTTCTTCATTATGTTGATAAAGATGGTAAAAATACTGAACACTATAGAGATAAACGACACTATTGGGGGACAAAAAAATAATGCAATTTAGACAAAATAAAAATGATGGATCATGTGACATGGTTTTTACGGAAGAAGAAATTAAAATAATTACAAAAAATAAAAAGCTTCATTTTACGGCTTTCTCTTTAAGGCATTTAGGGAATGTTTTAGTAAAAATGGTTGCTGAATGGCAACTTTACTTTAGTGATGATATTAAAGATATGGAAACTCGTGAGGATGACACAGTAGAAGGTAAATGATATAATAATGTATGCCTTTAACAAAAGTACAAATAGCACCAGGATTTAATAAACAAGTTACCGCAACAGGAGCAGAAGGTAAGTGGACTGACGGGGACTTTGTACGTTTTAGATATGGACTACCCGAGAAGATAGGTGGTTGGGAACAACTTGTTAATGCATCCTTAGTAGGAGCAGCAAGAGAACAGTTTGTTTGGGCTGATTTAGACGGCAGAAGATATGCTGCAATAGGCACAAACAAAGTTTTAATTATTTATTATGAAGGTGCTTTTTACGATATAACACCTTTAGGTACAGCTATAACTGGTTGTACGTTCGATACTGTAAATACTTCAGCTACCGTTACGGTAAACAAAGCAGCACATACATTACAACCCGGAGATCTATTTACATTTACTTCAGTGACACCTCCAACAGGAGCTGGATACACTGCTGCAAATTTTGAAACAAATACCTTTCAAGTAGTTACTGTTCCAGACAGTGATTCATTCACTATTACAATGGCTAGCGCAGCAGGGACAACGGTCAACGGAAGTGGATCTGCAACAGTTAATCCGTACATTAGTGCAGGTGCTTTAGGTTTTACTTATGGATTTGGTTGGGGAACAGGACTATGGGGCGGAGGCCAACAAGTATTTGGAACTCTTAATGGAGCTTTATTAGATGACACTGCAGGTACTGGAGGATCTGGAACTTCTATTACACTTGTATCAACAACTGGATTTCCAACGTCAGGAACAATAAAAGTTGGAGCAGAATTTATTTCTTACACTGGTATATCTACAAATGATCTTACAGGAATTACTAGAGCAACCGCAGGGACAAGGTCTGCTCATGCGTCTGGATCTGGTGTTGAATACTACACTGGTTGGGGGCAAGCTTCTTTAGCTTCGACTTTAACAATCGATCCTGCATCTTGGTCTTTAGATAACTTCGGAGAAAAATTAATTGCGACTATTAAAAATGGTAAAACATTTGAATGGAATCCTATTAACTCAAACCCTAATGCCCTAACTACAAGAGCAACTGTTGTAAGTGGTGCGCCTACCTCTTCAGTAATGTCTCTTGTATCAGATAGAGATAGACATTTATTAATGTTAGGAACTGAAACTACCGTTGGTAGTGGTGGCACGCAAGATAAAATGTTTATAAGATTTTCTGATCAAGAAAATATAAGTGACTATGCACCAACTTCAGTAAATACGGCAGGTACTTTTAGATTAGATTCCGGAACTAAAATTGTTGGAGCTGTAAAAGGAAAAGATTATACTTTAGTGCTGACAGATAATTCTGCTTATGTAATTCAATTTGTAGGACCTCCATTTACTTTTTCTATAAGACAAGTGGGTTCAAACTGTGGAGCTATTGGACAACACTCTATAAAATATGTAAATGGTGCTGTTTATTGGATGGGTGAATCTGGTGGATTCTTTGTTTACGATGGTACTGTTAAATCGTTACCCTGCCAAGTTGAAGATTTTGTATTCACAAGTAAAGGAGATAACCTTGGAGTTAATTATCAAAACGGTGAATCAGTATACGTAGGATTAAACCATTTGTATGAAGAACTTACTTGGTTTTATCCAAAAGCAGGTTCAGATTTTAATGATAGATGCGTTACTTACAATTATCAAAGTGGAACTTGGACAACGGGATCTTTATCAAGAACTACTTGGACAGATGCTAATTTATATGATGTACCTTACGCAACTGAATTCAATTCAACAACAACGCCAACTTTCCCTTTAATTCAAGGTGTAACAAATTTAAATGGTGGGACTATTTATTATGCTCATGAAGTTGGAACAGACCAAGTAGATACCACAGGTGCGAAGACTACAATTCCAGCATTTATAGAATCTGGAGATTTTTCTTTAAACATTGAAGGTAATGGTCAACTATTTATGAGTATGAGAAGATTCGTACCTGATTTTAAATTGTTACAAGGTAATGCTCAAGTTACTATTCAACTAAGAGATTACCCAAGTGACACCGAAGCATCCTCACCACTAGGACCTTTTACAATAACATCAACTACTGATAAGATAGACACTAGAGCTAGAGCAAGATTTGCTAGTTTAAAAATTGCAAATACAAGTACAGATGAAAATTGGAGATTTGGAACTTTTAGAGCAGACGTACAACCAGATGGTATGAGAGGATAATGGACGAAATATTTTTACAAGATTATGCTAACAATGTAGCGCAAGCTCAAGATCCTTTTGGTATTGCAGCAGTACAAGCACAACCAGGATTTGAAAACTATC